CTACGGCACCCTCGCAGGTTCGAACACGATTGCGGCCTCGACAGCAAACATCGCGACGATGAATGTCGATTACTTGACTGTAAATTCAGCCGTCGTGTACGGAACGAGTACACTGAACGTCTACGGAACGTCGAACCTGACGAATGTGACCGTAACAGCCGCACTTTCGGCCTTGACGATCTCAGCAACTTCACTCTACGGCACCCTCACAGGTTCGAACACGATTGCGGCCTCGACGGTCTCAGCAACTTCACTCGTGGGGACTCACTACGGCACCCTCGCAGGTTCGAACACGATTGCGGCCTCGACAGCAAACATCGCGACGATGAATGTCGATTACTTGACTGTAAATTCAGCTGTCGTGTACGGCGCGAGTACACTGAACGTCTATGGAACGTCGAATCTGACGAATGTGACCGTAACAGCTGCACTTTCGGCCTCGACGATCACGGCTACGTCGGCGAATGTCTCGACTTTCACAGTCTCGGGCAACACCTCGGTCGTCGGCAACGTCACGGTCACGTCGGACGCCTCGTCGAACAACTATGTCCTGGCTCGGCGCGTGCCCGCAGGCTCTTTGGACGTGACGCAGTACGTGACCGGGTCCGTGCCTCTGACCACGACCACTAATTTGATACAGAAATATTTGTCGAATGCGGCGACGATCACGGCCAATACCTCTACGGGAACAATCACACAGGCTCTTTACGTTCCTGCGACTACCGGATCGTTTGTAAATCTAGGAACGAATCATTCAGTAAATTACTCTAACCTTGCATTATCAAATCTGTTCGTAGAAGCATGGGTGAACATTAGCACGACGGGCGTGACGCGAATTTTGGCCGCTAGAACAAATGGTACTACGTATGATTTTACTATGCAAATTACTTCAGGAAACATTGTAACTTTTGACGTTTACAACACAGCTGGGTCTCTGTTTAGGGCGAGTAATGCAACAACTCTTAGTGCTGGAACTTGGTATCACGTTTCAGGGTCTTATAACAGAACTGGGTTAACTGCTGGTACGGTACTGTGTTTCGTGAATGGTGGCGTCGGTGGGACGACTGCAACCGTATCAGTTGCAGGGCCACGTGTAACACCCACGGCGAACATCTATATTGCCGGTGATAATAATGCTTCGGTTCAATCTCTCGCCGGAAACGTCGCCGACGTCCGCGTCATGACCAACTGTATAGTCCCGATTGCCACATTCACGGCCCAATCCGCTCCCTTCACAACCGCCCCGACCTACCGAACCGGCATGGACACGGGCTACACGTCCAACCTCACGCTCGCCCTCCAGTCCCAGTACTTCCCCGGCGCATCCACTTCACCCTATGGACCTTGCTTGACCTTGCCGGGGACGGTGGGGTCTTATTACTCGAACGCAAACACGGCCTACGACACAAATTGGAAGACCAACGGCTTCACCCTCGAGGCTTGGGTCAATTACGCCAGTTTTGCAAACTCCAATTTATATTATCTCACAAACTCCGGTCCTTACACGATAGGGCACTTTTCGGCACCAGCAGCCGCCTCGCTCGACTGGGCGTTCGGGGCCCTCACGAATGGTCAGATAGGTCTGTACTGGGATCAGGGTTCGGCAACGACGCGCAGCTTGAACACGTTCAGCACAATCACGACTGGTTCGTGGAACCATATCATGGTTCAGTCTAATGGATCCAACGTTTATATAGCGGTGAACGGTGTCTTCCAAGCCCTCAAGGCTTTCGGAACGTCGTACACGCCAGCAGGTGACGGAACTATAGCACCTGCTATGACTACTACACTTCAAGTAACAGCTGGAACCCCCCTGGTTGTGGGTCAGTACGGATCAGCCCAAGGCCCCAACTTTGCTCTTGCTAAAGCAAGGCTCGTCTTTGGCACCTCGGGTAGCCCGTCTCTCGGCAACGTCTATTCCTCTGGCAATTTCACTGCGAACCCGAACTTTGCTTCGGTCCCTGCAGGCGCAACAATCGCCTGGTCCCTCGATACTCAGTACGCTCTGCCAACCTACCCGTCCTTCTTCGACGTTCCTCAGTTGCCCCAGCAACTCGATAAATACGGCGCGGAACCCGTGGTCGTCGGCGGAGTCACATCAAACGTCCTCGGGCCCTACCCGACCACGGACCCTCAGTTCGACTCGATCCGTTTCGACGGCACGGGCTACATCGACTACGGCAACGCGGCTTCGTCTTCTTTGACTACGAACATCTGGGCGAACGCGTGGACTATCGAGGCGTGGGTTTACATCAACAACAACACCAACTTCCATAACATAGTGGCGCGCAATACTGCAGCCGGTTCACCATACGATTGGTCGTTCTACGTGGCCGCAACAACCATGTACCCGAGTTTCATCATGAATAGTGCGAGTCCTATAATCAATACAGGAACTACAGCGGTCGCTCTGAACACCTGGACTCACCTGGCGGTCACATGGGACGGTGCAAAGTCCAACATCTACGTTGGGGGCGTCATGAGCAACTCCATGTCCCTGAGCACATTCACGTACACACCGTCTCAGAACTTCCAGATTGGCCAAAACAACGGCTTTTACACTCAGGGCAACCTCGCCGACGTCCGCGTGTCCAACGTCGCTCGCTACACCGGCTCAACGTACACGGTTCCCACGGCGCCCTTCACAACAAATGCAAACACCCTTCTCCTCCTCAAGTCACTGGTCGGTCAAACAGGCACCACCCTCGAGGTCCAGGGCCGCGGGCTCAACGCAGTCTCATTGGGTGCGACGCGTTCCGTACAGTCCTACCCCCCGGCGCCTATGACGTCGTACCTCCTTGATACAACTTCGAACGCCTCGGTGACTTACGGGCAGGGGAAGTACGTGGCGAGTGCGAGTAGTGAGTACAATAGTAGCTTTGTAGCGTGGCAAGCTTTCAATAAGACTATAGATACTAACGGTGCGAGCGCGTGGGTATCAACGGCGGCCTATGCGGCCTCGGTCTCGCCATCTACATACACCGGCTCGGTCGTCACAGTTGATGCCCTTGGCAACTTGTACGCAGGCGAATGGGTCCAGATTCAAACACCCGTTTCAATAATTCTTTCAAACTACCTAGTCTGGCCACAGGGGAACACTATACAAAACACACCTTACAAGTTTTGGATTCTCGGTTCACGTGACGGAATCAACTGGACTCTAGTGGATGCCCGGAATGGAGTGACCTGGACGATGCCAGCTGTGGCCTACACCACCTTCACCACAACTGCTACACAAGGATACAACTATTTTAGATTCATTACAAATTCATTGCAAAATAATGTTCTCTCAGGTGGCCCTAGTGTGGGCATCGCCGAATGGACCCTCAACGGCACCGAAGAGTCCCTCTGCATCACGTCAGACTCCAAGGTTGGCGTCGGCATCGCCAATCCGCAGCGGTCTCTCGAGGTTGCTGGAGACTTGGTCGTGGGCGGCACAATCAGTGGAGGCGCGGGCATGGGCTCGTTCAGGAATCGCATCATCAACGGGGACATGAGGATCGCGCAGAGGGGGACGAGTTCTACGACGGTCGGGTACGGATCCGTGGATCGATGGTCCACCTCTTCGTCCGTCGTCGGTACTGTAACACAATCTCAACAAACACTTGTATCTTCGGATGCGCCATATCAACTCGGGTTCAAAAATTCAGTGCGTTACACGATAACAACGCCTCTCACTTCTGTAACTTATCAATATCAAGGGCAAGGTATAGAGGGATATAATATTCTCGATCTCAACTGGGGGACGAGTTATGGAAGTCCCGTGACAATTTCGTTTTGGTTCCGTTCAAATGTCCCTACAGGGAGCACGATGTGTTGTACTTTTGTTCCGAACGGTTCAGGAGGGGCGTCTGCGCTTTGTCGTTTCACATTTAATTTTACACTCATTTCATCCGGAAACTGGCAATATGTGACATATACAATACCTCCTCCTCCATCTGGTTTAGGTGTAATCACGAATACCATTACAAGTGGGTTAAATATTTATATTCATTCCCTTTTCACAGTGTATTTGACATCCGTTCCGGGAACTTGGGAAGGTCCTGCTGCAGGAATGTTTAATGTTGGTTCTACGGCCGCCTATCAATGGTGGAACAACGCCGGCAACTACATCGAGTTCACCGGAGTCCAGCTCGAGCGTGGGACTGTGGCGACTCCGTTCGAGGTTCGGAATTACGCGCAGGAGCTGGCTCTGTGTTACAGATATTATCAGCAGTTCCAGGGGACATCCGACCCTTACCACACCTTCGCATTGGGTCAGTGTGTGAGCGGTACACAAGCCTGGACGTACTTCAGGTTCCTTCAGCCTATGCGCACCCCCCCAACTCTCACGAGCAGCGCAGTTTCTAATTTTTGTTTGAATAATTCCACCGCTGGTGCCATATATCCTCTTACCGCCCTGGCGATCAACGCCAACGATTCTTCGGGTGTCGAGTGTGCCCGTCTCGACGCCACAGCATCCACTGCAGTTCTCACAGCCGGAAACGCCACGCTCCTTCGCGGAAACAACACGACTTCCGCATATATAGGCCTTAACGCGGAACTTTAGTCTCGGTCTCTAGTAGAATGGAGGCTGTTATCGACCCCGCGGGTCCCACCATAGTTGGTCAAGTCTCTCCAGGTGCCAGTCGCCACGGGGGTGCATGGGCAGATTTCCTGACCGTTCCCATCCCAGGCGGACTCGAGGGTAAACCCCTCAAAGTTGAGCTCGTTGATGACGTCTGGGTCATCTCCCTTGACGTGGATACAGTGACCGCCGCCCAATGGACCGCCCTCCGCACTCAGCGCAACTCGCTCCTTCAACAGAGTGATTGGACGCAACTCCAGGATTCCCACATCTCCCAGGACAAGAAGGATGCATGGGCCGCGTACCGCCAGGAACTCAGGGACTTGCCGGACGAGCTGGGGGTGATCACAAGTCCTACGGACTTGGTCTCGGTGAGCTGGCCCCTCAAGCCCGGTGAAATCCCCCCGACTCCAGTCAACTCATCGCGACTCGGAGCTCTCCTCGAGCACGCGGGTGAGGAGGTTCCTGACGTTGAGGCCGTCATGGAGGTTCCTGCGGTTCCAGCGGTCGAGGAGGTTCCAGAGGTTCCTGCGGTCGTGGAGGTTCCAGCGGTCTCTGCGGTTCCTGCTGTCGTGGAGGTTCCTGCGGTCTCTGCGGTCGAGG